GTCCAGTCGAAGATTTATCGACGACTGGGGAGTGTGAATGTTCCTAGGTCGACTACATTACGGCCTGCTTCGGAATCGAAATCGGTTACATATAACGACATAGTCGAAGGGAAAGTGGGGACGTATTTCTTTACGTCTACTCCACGTGCCCGTGTCGCCTATACGCGTCAATGGACCGGTGTTCGTACGCCGAATTTTGGCCGCCTTGTAGCTGCACAGTTACCGGTTAACCCGCATACTGTGAAGATCCAGGAGACTCCTACGGATTTCACCGCCGAATGGGAATTTACTGATAATACCAATTGGCGGTTACGTTCGTGTGAGAGTACCATTCACTACATCCTACCACCCGAGCCTACGCATCTTACGTATGCTCGATTCAAGGCCTTAAGAAGGTTGATAAACACTGCCCAGCTCGGGATTGATGCTAATCTCGCGCAGGACTTTGCTCAACTGGGGCAAACGACCCGTCTGATCGGCGATAACGCCTATCGGATAGTCGGTTCCCTGTCTGCCCTCAAGCATGGAAACGTGCTTAAAGCGGCAAACATCTTATGGCATGGGAAGGGATTCAAGGGCCAGCGTAGAGGTTTTTCTTTTTCCAGCGGTCCGAAGGCGTTAGCCAATAATTGGCTAATGCTCCAGTACGGTTGGAAGCCTCTACTGCAGGACATCCATGGTTCTCTTCAAGCCCTTAAGTTCTTAACGAACCCAAAGGACTTTATCCAGGTGGTAACAGCTGCTGCGTCTCATGAGGCAACAAGTGAAAAGCTTTTTAAACTATGGCAGGATTCTAACATCTCGGCTGGGTCAGAAGTTACAATGACCAAGACGCGGTGTAAGATCCGGCTACGGTATAAAATAGACGATCACTTGAAGTCTTTTTTGGCGCAGTTAGGCTTCACAAATCCCGTGAATCTAGCATGGGAAATTCTCCCGTTTAGCTTCGTGGCTGACTGGTTCTTTCCACTGGGACCATTCCTAGAGACTTTGTCTTCTTGGGATGGTCTTGTTTTTGTGGATGGGAGCCAGACTTTATTTACACGTAGCGAGGCGGTCCTTGCGATTGACTACCGAGGCAAAGGCGTATTGCAACCCCTTCGGACGTATGAGGTCACTGCGCGCCGTAATAGAAAGACGGTTCTTCTTGACCGATCGAAGTTAACTTCGTTTCCGGTTTCGAATATTCCTTCTTTCAAAAACGGCCTTAGCAGTGTTACTCATGCGTTGAATGGTCTTGCACTACTTGCCAAAGCTTTTAAGTAGCTGGATCAGTCGCTGTCCCAAGTTTAACTTAGGAGTAAATCCACATGTCGGCTATCGCCGCTGTGAAGCTGTCCGCAATCATCGATCCCGCACTGGCCAGATTGACCAGTTCGACGACCGTGGGTGTGGACTCGACGCTCAGCCCCGAGGGAATTAACCCTCAAGGCGTCGCGAAATGGGTTGACCGGTTTGGCGGAATCGCCATCGGTTATCCCGCCTTGACCATGTCGGTACGTCCGCCTACGAAGGCGAGCCGCATCTACAAGGTTCAGGTGAAACTTGCCCTCCCGACACTCGAGCAGACGTCGCCTTCTACGGCATCCGGTATTCAGCCGGCGCCAACGAAAGCATACGACTGCATGTGTGTCATGGAGTTTCTGCTGCCAGAAAGGTCCACTCTGTTAGAGCGTCAAACACTCTTCAGTCGTGTATCCTCTCTGTTCGCACGTACAATCAATGCTTCCGACGGGGTGCCAACCGATGCAACTGGTTCGCCCCTCGAAGTGGCAGTGACTACGTTCGAGAACGTCTACTAGAGATAGTAGACTCGTAGCAATTACTTCGGAGGTGTAGCCATGTCTTCTAAGAAGTATGGCTCTCAGTTCCTTAAAGGACTGACGAGTTTCCGCGTCCCTGAGGGGGTTACCTCCCAGGCAATTGAGAATTACCTTTCTGCCCTTGATTGTCCTCGAGCGTTAGCTGTGTTCATTCTCTTTAGAAATAGAGAGTATGAGCAGCTAATTAAGCTCGAATTCGATCCACTCCTTTATCTAACGATGGAGGAGTGTCGGGATGCCTACGCTGCTACTAAATTCCTTTCTAAGTACACGGCTTTTGCCATGGACCTCGATCGGGATAAGGTCGCGTTGCAGAAGTTCGAGGAATTCGAACTTCTGTGTAGGCAGACAAATCTTCGCTTTAAAGATCTTGGACGGGACCCCAAATTTAAGGGTCGCGCTGTACGATTGCATTCTGCTGTCGTACAGAAAATATCCAGGATCCTCGGCGACTTTTCGTCAGAAGAGTTCTTCTCTTTGCCAGACTGGGGCCCTGGCGCAACTACGTTGATGAAACGTAGAGACGCCAGTCCAGTCAAAAAGTTCCAGTGTGAAACTGGAATAACGCGTGATCTGTACAGCCTTATCCCACCCTCAATCATGGAGATGTCGTATCCTCTATGGTTTAAGAGGCTTGACCTGGCCGGTTTTCCAACCTTCCAGGTAGGGAATAAGGTGATCACTGTACCGAAGGACGCTTCAACCAATCGAGTTATTGCCATTGAGCCTGGAATCAATTTATGGTTCCAACTCTCACTTGGCAAAATGATTGGTCGTCGCCTACTTCGTTATGGGGTCGACTTACGTCGGCAGGACAGAAATCAGTCTCTAGCGAAGAAGGCTAGTATTTCAGGCCTTCTAGCAACAGTTGATCTCTCTTCGGCTAGCGATTCCATTTCAAAGGCCATCGTCGAGGAGATTATCCCTCCGCGGTGGTTCTCGGTTATGGATTCTTGTCGATCCCATTTTGGCGCTCTCAACAATAGAGTTGTTAAATGGGAGAAGTTCTCCAGTATGGGGAACGGCTTCACTTTTCAACTCGAATCGTTGATATTCTTTGCAATAGCCTTTTGTTGCACTGAATATCTGCACATCGATACATCTGATGTGAGCGCTTATGGGGATGATGTTATTCTCCCGAGCGCCTGTTTTGAGCTTTTCACGGAGATGATGGACTTTTACGGCTTCCGTCTAAATAAAAAGAAGAGTCATCATGACTCTCCATTTAGGGAAAGCTGTGGAGCTCATTACTACTCCGGTAGTGATGTTAAACCAATTTATCTAAAAGATAAATTGTCATCAGTTCCAGCGATTTTTCGCCTAGCAAATGCAGTTCGTCGGCAAGCTCACCGCCGGAATAATCTTTTCGGTTGTGATACCTTGCTACGTGCTTCATTTGAGCACCTTGTGCACTCGGTACCCGCAGCCTTACGGTTGCGTATACCAGAGACACTCGGTGATGGTGGCTTCATCTCTTGCTTTGACGAGGCTACTCCTAGCCGAGCGAGACACGGTATCGAAGGATATCGTGTCCCTAACTTGGTGGAAGTAAGTAAAACTTACTATGATGACACGGAAGGCTATTTATTAGCCTCTCTGTGGCGGCTTCCCGATAGACCTCTCGATGAATATCTTGAGCGGAAACGGGTTGCCAAATCACTATCTGATAGTCTAAAGATGGACTATCGTGATGCCAATGCTAGACTTAAAGCGGTCGCGGCTTTTGACGTTATCGACTACCCCGGGGGGCATAACTCTGTCCCTTTGAGTGGTCGTTTGCGTCGTAAGGTCGCGAATAGTCTAGTACAACAGTGGTACGATCTTGGGCCTTGGTTTTAACTAGGCCTTTTTCCGGC